ATATGGTATAAAGGGTACACAAATTTTTAGAAACGGAGGAAAAAAATAATGGCTAGTAAATTTTTTAAAGCATTTAAATTTTTTAAAGGCAAAGTTTCACCAACTATTAAATCCGTAAAACCTACAAAAGATATTTCAGGAAGTGTAAAAAGAGTTTACAGAGACGAAACTTCAAAAAGAATTGATGCAGTATCTAAAACGCAAAAGAAAATGGATACTGGTAGAAAGATGATGCGTGAGGCTAAAAAAGAACAAAAAAATTTAGTTGATACAGGAAGAGCATTTCAGTTTAAACACAGTAAAGGTATTCATGCTACTAGACCTGGAGAAAACCCTAAACAAAAATACAAAGGTCTTTTAAAAGAAGATAAGCCACAGAAAAAATTTAAAAAAGGTAAAGAATTAGATAGAGAAAAGAAAATGGGCGGCGGAATGATGGGCCGTAGAATGGGTTATGCAACAGGTACACAAAAGAAAAATTTCTCTAAATTACCTGAAGCTGTACAAAGAAAAATTGATAAAAAATTAGCAAAGGAAGTATAATGGCAAAACTGTGTCCTAGAGGAAAAGCAGCAGCGAAGCGAAAATTTAAGGTATACCCTTCGGCCTACGCGAACATGTATGCTTCTGCAGTTTGTTCAGGTAAAATTACACCAGGTGGTAAAAAAGGTAGTCGTAAAAAAGCTATGGGTGGTGGAATGATGAATGAAAGAGTTGGATTAAAATCTGGTACAAGAGGTTGTAAGTTAGCAATGAAAGGTAAAGGCAAAGCTTACGGAAAGAATTCGTAATGCGAACCTACTATTCAAAAGGTGGAGGACTTAGAGAATGGGTCAAACAAAATTGGGTAGATATTGCAAACAAAAAATCGGATGGCTCATACCCGAAGTGTGGAAGAAGTGGTGGAGAAAAAAGAAAAAA